GATAAGCAAAAGCCCTCGCAAAATCAAATAAACTTACGTCTGGATTCCCCAGGTAGCGTTATCATTTTAACTTTTATAAGGAGCTTGTGTTATGAGTACACAAATCACAACAGCTTTTGTAAATCAGTTTAGTTCTAACGTACAGTTATTGTCGCAGCAAAAAGGTTCGCTGCTTCGTGGTGCTGTGTCTGAAGAATCTGTAACTGGTGAAAAAGCATTTTTCGACCAAGTGGGTAGCAGCGCTGCTATCAAAAGAACCAGCAGACACGCTGACACAATGATCCAGGACACACCACACTCAAGAAGAATGGTAACAATGGATACATATGAGTGGGCGGATCTAATAGACGATAGTGACAAGGTTCGTATGTTAATTGATCCTACATCAACTTATGCTCAAGCAGCCGCTGCTGCAATGGGTAGAGCTATGGATGATGTTATCATTACTGCTTTAGGCGGATCAGCAGACACTGGTGAAACTGGGGGAACAGCTGTTGCCCTACCTTCAGGCAGTAAGTTTGCAACATCAGATCAATCAGATGGATTAACTGTAGCTAAATTAATAGCTGCAAAAAAATTCTTTGATTTAAATGATGTAGACCCTTCGATCCCTAGATTTATTGTAGCTGGTGCTACGCAGATGTCTGATCTGCTTGGTACTACTCAAGTTACTTCTAGTGATTTTAACACCGTCAAAGCTCTAGTTCAGGGTGACGTTGATACCTTCATGGGTTTCAAATTCATCTTGTCAAACAGACTAAGCCTTGATGCAACTAACACGGATGATAGAAAAATCTTTGCTTTCACACAAGATGCTATCAAACTTGGCGTAGGTAAAGATATTACTGCTAAGATTGATGTCAGAACTGACAAATCGTATGCTACACAAGTGTACACTTGCATGTCTATTGGTGCAACTCGAATGGAAGAAAACAAAGTTTTCCAAATTCCGTGTAACGAATAATAGTTAGGAGATAAATTATGGGTACTAAAAACTCAACTTTAGTGGCTAACTTTGAAGCCCTACCACAGGTAGCAAATAGTGCTAGCCTTTTACATGGCGTTGTTCGTGTAGCACAAGGCACTATAGCTCTTGCAGCTGGTGACAGTGATGACAATGATATTGTTATGCTTGCACCAATTCCAAGTAACGCTGTTGTATCTCAACTATTTATTGGTTCAGATACGCTAGGTGGATCGTGTACTTTCAATGTTGGAATTTACACAAGTGCTGGAGTAGTTAAAGACGAAGATGTATTTGCAACTGCAGTAGCTGACGCTGGTGCAATGGCAGATGTTCGTTTTGAAGCTGCAAACATCAACACAGCTGGGCAGAAAATGCACGAGCTGGCTGGTGATAGCACAGATCCAGGTGGATATTACTATGTAGCTGCAACTATGCAAGCTGCTGGTGGTACTGCTGGTGATATGTCTTTCAACATTTTATATGTTGTTAACTAGACACTAAAACTATAAGGGCAGTCGTTATGCGGCTGTCCTTATAATTCAATATTATTAAGGAAATTTATGACATCACAAGTTGGAATATGTAATGGAGCTTTGAATCAATTAGGAGCTTCAACCATCTTAGCATTAACGGAAGACTCAAAGAATGCACGAGTTCTCAACCAAAGATACGATATGGTCCGTGATAAAGTATTTCGTGAGCATCCTTGGAACTGTTTATTAAAACGAGTTACCCTGGCACAAGATACTGACAAACCAGATTATGAATACACTAATCAATACACCCTACCCTCAGATTGTATTCGTGTATTAAAAACTTTTGAAATGAAAGATGATGTTGATTTTAAAGTAGAAGGTAGAAAAATATTAACCAATGCTACTACGGTAAAAATTTTATATGTAGCTAGAATTACAGACACGACACAATATGATACGTCATTAGTCGAAACTTTGTCAGCTGCTATTGCAGCCGATATAGCTTATGCCATTACTGGCTCAACTACTTTGTTGCAGTTAATGGAAGAAAAATATTTACAAAAATTAAAAGATGCTAGATTTGCTGATGCTACTGAAGGTATGCCAGATGAACTAGACGCAGACTTTCCATTTATTGCATCGAGGTTATAATGGCTCGATCTGCTTATGCATTTACTAATTTTACCGCTGGTGAACTATCACCTCGTATGGATGGTAGAACTGATTTAGAAAAATATTTCTTTGGCTGTAAGACTTTAGAAAACATGGTGGTACATCCCCATGGTTCTGCTAGTCGTAGACCAGGCACACGATTTGTGTCAGAAGCTAAAGACAGCAGCACAGCTAAAAGATTAATACCGTTTGAGTTCTCAACGACACAAACCTACATGCTAGAGTTTGGTAATTTATACGTTAGGTTTTATAAAGATAACGGTATCATCACTGAAACTGGCAAAACTATATCAGCTATTACCAAAGCTAGCCCAGGTGTAGTAACAGCTACATCACATGGTTACTCCAATGGTGATTATGTAATCTTGTCTGGCATTGTGGGCATGACTGAACTAAATGGTCGACAATTTAAGGTAGCAAGTGTCACAACACATACGTTTGCGTTACAAGATACGGATGGCAATAATTTTGATACGTCAGCTCTAACTACTTACGGCTCTGCTGGTACAGCATTTCGTATTTATCAAATTACTACAACTTATGCTACGGCAGATCTATTTGAACTGAAGTATGCTCAATCTGCTGATGTTATGTACATCACGCATCCAACTTATCCTATTAAAAAACTAAGTCGTACTGGTCATACTGCTTGGAGTTTAACCACAGTAACATTAAACACAGGCACAAACTTTACCGTATCAGCTGTAACTAAAGCTAATCCTGGCGTAGTAACTACGTCAGCCGATCACGGTTATACTGAAGGTGATTTTATTACCTTTCGAGATATTGGTGGCATGACACAACTTGCTGACGGCACAGTATTTAAAGTAGGTACAGTACCTAATGCTACTACCTTTCAGTTACAAGATGCATCTGGTACAAATATTAATACCAGTAGTTATGGTACATTTAGTGCTGGTGGTAGTGACGTTGTAGAAAAACTTAACAACCCTATTATTGGTACAGCTGCAAACAACTATCCTTCTTGCGTATCGTTTTTTGAACAACGCCTGGTGTTTGCTAATACAAATGATAACCCACAATCACTATGGTTTAGTAAATCAGGTGATTATGAAAACTTTACAACAGGCACGAATGCAGCTGATGCTATGATCTTTACGATTGCATCTAACCAAGTAAATGCTATTCGATACTTGTCAGCTGCTCGATCTTTACTCATTGGTACAGTCGGTGGTGAATTTTTAGTTACAGGCTCTGATACTGTTGATGGCTTGTCACCAACTAATATTAATATTCGTAGACAATCAACGTATGGCTCAGCTAACAAAGATGCTATCTCAGTAGGCAACGTAACATTGTTTTTACAACGAGCTAAACGTAAAGTTAGAGAACTAGTTTATAATTATGATAGTGATAACTATGTTGCACCTGACTTAACAATATTATCTGAACACGTTACGGAAAGTCTAGTTAAGGATATGGCTTACCAACAAGAACCTGATTCAGTGCTATGGGTAGCACGAGAAGATGGGGTGTTAGCTGGTATGACTTATCAACGTACTGAGAATGTAGTTGCCTGGCATAGACATATTATTGGTGGCAAAGCTGATACTGGTAAATCATTAGCAACTGACGTGATTCAATTTACTTCTAACTCAAGTAATGTATCGACAACTAATAACACAATCACGTTATCATCACATGGTTTGTCAACTGGTGATGTCGTTTCGTATTTTACGTTAACAAATGACATTGGTGGATTGAGCCAAGGTATTTTTTATTTTGTTATTGCTAGTGATAGTAACACTATTAAACTTGCCACCACGGCAGCAAATGCTACAGCTGGCACAGCAATAAGTCTTACATCTACTCCAAGTTCTGATACAACACAGTATATTTATAAAGGAGTAAATGTTCGTAATGGTACGTTTTATGTTGATAGCCACGGTTTTGGAAATGATGATTATTTATACTATTATCCATCAAATACCAGTCATGCACTGGGTGGTCTAAGTACAAATGTTAAATACTATGTTGATGTTTTAACTGATGACACATTTAAATTATCAACTACTAGTGATCTTAGTTCTTATATTACTATAAGTTCTGTTAATACTACTGCTGCCACGCATAAATGGTTAACCCATGCTAAAGTAGAATCAGTAGCAGTCATACCATCTGATGCTGACGAAGATCAATTATATCTTATTGTAAATCGTTTTATTAATGGTGCTACTCGTAGGTATGTCGAATACCTAACCCCATTTGATTATGGCAATAGCCAGATGGATGCATTCTATGTAGATAGTGGCTTAACTTATTCTGGTGATAAAACTTCATCAGTATCTGGTTTAAATCATTTAGAAGGTGAACCATTAGATGTGCTAGTCAATGGTGCAGCTCATGTAGAAAAGACCGTAAGCTCAGGTGCAGTGACTTTAAGTGATGCAGCTGAAAAAGCTACCATTGGTCTTAACTATGAATCAGTTTTACAAACCATGCGGTTAGAAGCTGGTGCTGAAGATGGCACAGCTCAGGGTAAAATTAAACGAGTGCATGGGGTTACAGTTAGATTACATAAAACTTTAGGCTGTGAAGTTGGCTCAAGTTTAGATGATATGGAGATCATACCATTTCGTGATAGTTCTATGTTGATGTCATCAGCAGTGGAATTATTTACAGGTGATAAGGATGCTGAGTTTAGATCAGACTATGAAAAGTCTGGACATATATTTGTCAGACAAGCATCACCATTGCCATTACATATTGTTGCAATCTATCCAAGGTTAAATACTTTTGACGGCTAATTATTTAATAAAAAAATTTCAACCTAAGCATGCTGACAACATACTAAAAACTGGTGAAGTTGAAAATTATAAGCACGACTATCCAACTGAATTATTGGACTGTGAACATTCCTGGACTGGGTTTTATTTAGGTACTCCCATTGTCTGTGGTGGTATTTATCAAATGTGGGATGGCGTAGCTGAAGTTTGGATTATAACTAAACAAAAACAAAATAAACATAAATTTTTTATGTTAAAAAATATTAAAGATAAACTGGAAACAACCATAATAGAGAAAAAATACCATCGTGTGCAAGCAGCAGTAAGAACTGATTTTAATATTGGTCTGCGTTTTGCAAAATGGTTTGGTATGCATGAAGAAAGTATTATGAAAAAATTTGGACCAGATAAAAAAGATTATTATAGATTAGTGAGGATTATTTAATGGAAGCAGCAATTATTGGAGCAATAGTAGGCTCAAGTGTTATGGGTGCATCAGCATCTTATAACGAAGGTAAACAAGCCGAAGCTACAGCCAAGTACAACAAAACATTGTTTGATAGAGATGCAGTATTAGCTGAACAACAAGCTGCAACAGTACAAGAAAAAGTTAGATATGATCTTAGCAAATTTCGACAACAAATTGCAACAATTCAGTCAAGTGTAACTCAAGGCTATGCTATGCGTGGCGTACAAATTTCAGAAGGTACACCAATCAAAGTATTAGAAAAAAACTTTAAAGACGCTAAAGATGATGAGTATATCATCCAATATAATGCTGATGTGGAATCAGCTAATTTACGCAACCAGGCAGATCAATCTCGTTACCAAGGCGTAGCTGAAGTGCAAATGGCAAAATATACTAAACTTGGTAAAAAATATGAAGCGTTTGGCACACTACTTGGTGGTGCTGCTAAAGCAATGTCAGTTTAGAAAGATTTTATTATGGTAATTAAAGTATATTCATCACAAGCAACTGCAACCAAACAATCACCATTTGTTACTAACAGCAAACTAGATCGTAATTTTGGGCAAGATGTTTTTTCAGGTATAAGAGCTATAGCTCAAGGCGTAGAAGCTGTAGGAGAATTTGCATTACAAAAAAAACAATTAGCTGATGATAATAAAAAAAGTGAAGCTATTGTTAAGTCACAAGAAGAACTAATACAGTTAGAAGCTGAGATTAACAAACCTGATGGTTTGTATTCTACTTTTGATCCAGCTGACATAGATGAATTATTTATAAAAAAACGTAAAGAAATTATAATTAATAATACTATGGGGTTTGGTAGCAACTTAAAAAATGCAACTATAAATCTTTTTAATGCAAACACGTTACCTGATCTTAAAAGAGTAACCAATACACAATCACAAATTATATTAAATACAGCTTTAAAAAATAAACTACAAAGTATCAATAACTCTGTAGACAATGTTGATTTTAGTGATGCACTTAGTGTCGAACAAACTCTGACTAATTTAAATACTGATTTTGAGTTCTTGCTTAATAACGGCATGATGGATGCTCCTGGCTTTTTAGAACTAAGAAACGATTCTATTGGTAAATTATTAAATGGAGCATTTAAACAGTTATATCCAACGGCAATGACAACTAAAAATTACACTACAGCTGATGATGTTGATTTTACTGACATGCTAGAATTAATAAATGGTGACAAAGAAAATGATTTATTAACACCTATTTTAACACTACTAGATAATGATGATGCTGCATTAAGTGCATTTTTTGCTTATCAAAAAAATAGTGTAGACGCAGTTAATATACAAACAAATATTTTAGAATCTAAATCAGCCAACTGGTTAAATGAAAATCAAACTGCTATTAGAGGTATAAATTCTGATGACTTAGCAACACGATCAGCAGCTTTCACGTTAATTAAAAATGCTTTTAATAAAAATTTAATTACTGAACAAGTCTACAATGCAGCTACAACAAAAATGAACAACAGTAAGGGATTTGCTATTGCTGATGATCCTGATGTTATTATTGCGTTAAATAATGACTTTGATAATAACATGTTAGATTTTACTGATTTAGCTGGCACTTATACATATCAAACTGATAACGGTGCAAAAGAAGTAGATATTAATGATGTTTTAACTAAAGAAACGTATGATAATTTTTTTAGTAGAGTTAGCACTCAGCAAACTAAATCAGAATCAAGAGCTACTGCTAAATTGTATAGCAGTTTTAATATAGAAGTTGGTGGTATTGATCGAAGTGATCCAAGACATATAGCAATATCTGGTTTTTTAAATGAAGCTAAGGTTGATATGCTAAATTATCTAGAAGGTAATTTTGACGGTTTGGATGCAAAATATGGTCAGCAAAATATTGCCAAATTAGGTTTTCAAAAATTTTCTAATTTAGCTATTGAAGCTGCAAAAGAAAATAGTGTCAATGTTAGAATTATTGCTTTCTTTGAAAAAGTACAACAAGACATTGACGTTTTAGGTGGTGATAGCATTTTTAGTCCAGCGTTTGTAGGCAACAAAGGTGGTCCACCGTTTGATGTAAATAATTTTAATGCTTGGGCAAAGTCAGCTATTGAATATGCTGCAACAGAAGAAAATCCAACTGTAGCTAGTGAAATACGAAAAAGTGTAAATTATGCAAAAATGACCTACAACGATTACCGAGAATTTTTTGATGGGATACAATAAATGGAAACATTATTGCAAGAAGATGATAAGAGTAATAATAACCCAGCTGAAAATTCTATCTTTAGTTATGATTACATTATTGACACCAACAAGAAAAAAGTAACTACCGTTGCTAATAAGTATAGCAATGGACAAACCCAACAAGAAACTGTGGGTGAAGAAATGTTTGATTTTAGTGTTTATCAAGGTACACGACCATCAATTAATACAGACGATACCATAGCAGCATATAACTCAGCTGCTAATTTTGCTGGAGATACTGCCAAGGTAACTGCTCGAATTATAGATACCATTGCTAAAGAAACAGCTTCATTTGTTGATAATGTACCTGGATATATGAATAAATATAATCCACTAATTGATTCAATACCTGATAACAAAAATGTTTGGTTTAATTTAAATAATACTGGCAAAGGTCCAGTTAGAAATGCTTGGGATTACTACCG